ATGTACGACGACTACGAGATCGAATCATTTAGCAACGAGTTTTATGCATATGAACTCGACGAGATGGTAGAGTATCATATGCAATCATATGACATACAAGATTCATATGAGTGTGACGATGATTATGAGCGAGATTCATGTGATTATGATGAGCTTGCATACAAGCATTATGCATGGTAGAATAAGCACACATCACACGAGACTCTCATGTACGCACAGAAACGTATTGTAAGTGTCACATTAGACATTGAGTGTTATGATGATTTGGATCTGGAAGATCTGGATTGGAAAGACCTCCTGCAACTAGAGGGGGATGAAAGGATCAATGTTACCATAAAAGAAATGGCAGATGTCTATTGATTCTCAATAAGACCATCCTTATTGAGAATGATGTGCCACTTTGAGAACTGTCTACTGGGTATTGACACCACTGCTCTTCCGTCTTATATTTGGCACAAGTTCAAACCACACCCATGAACGACTTCGACACCATTGACACCGATCTCTGGCATGAGATCATGGATACTCCAGGAGAGATCTTCGACATCCCCGAAATGCAGGATCATGTGCTAGACTTTCAGCAAGCACTCAACTCCGACGAGGATTTCTGAGATGAACGAATCTGAACTCTTCACTCTCAAAGAGAACTATGCCAACCATATCATCGATGGCATGGATGTAGACAGTCTGGCACAAATGGCATACGATCTTCTACTCGATGCATACCAGGATTGCACCGAGGATGAGATGATCGAAGAGATCAAAGATCTTTATGATGAAGAGACTTTGATTGATCTCCTGCCAGATGCCGAAGTGGCACAAGGGTCTTGACACACTGCTGAGACCATCCTAAACTGATTTCATCAAGTGGGGGTGAAGCATCCCACTCAAAACACTTCACTTTTCCTTCATTCAATTTCTTAATTATGCAATTCGCAATCACTGGTTCCTCTGCTATCGAAAACATCTCTGTTGACGATAACACTGCTACCATCACCTTCGCTGGTGGTCGTGCTTACGACTACACTGTGAATGATGTCACTGCTTTCGTGACCGCCCTGAGCGATATCATGAGCAAGCAGGAATCCGTTGGTCGTTTCGTGAACCAACAGATCAAGTCTGAGACCCTTCAGAAGGTCGCTGCCTGATCTAGTCTAGAAGTCTAGTCGAGATGTGCCAGTTCTCATACTGGCACACTCAATCTCGACGAGACCATTGTATCCATTACATTAGATCTCGTCGAGACACACATCATGAAAACAATTAAAGTCAAACCCATCACGAGAAAAGCAAAGAACAGATTCTCGAATCTCATGGACGAGAATCCAACATGCATCATCGAACAACAACGAGATGGTATGATGTTCCTCACATCACAAAACAAGAGGAATCATTTCTGGGTTAGTGTTGACAACGATCCCCACTGGATGCTACACTGATCACAAGGAGGAAGGGGTTTGCCTCCACTGCTACTCAAAGTCACCCAACAAGAGAGATAGCAATATCATAGCATAGTGGGTTGGTGTTTAAGGATCCTGGTGGTGCGGGATCCTTTTTTTTAACAATTTGTTATTATTATTTTATTACAGGCGGCGTGGCGATGGATTGTCGTCTACAGGGATACCCCTCCCCTCTTCTGATTTCTTATATTCTAGAGGGTCTTAGGTGCTTATGGGAGGGTTCTGTGCCAGTTCTAGAGGTGGCACAAGGGTGGTTGTGCTGGGCAGGAATCTGGGGCATCATTACCTCAGTCGCAACCAACCACGATGCGAGTCACCTTCAACCCCAGCAGCAGCAACGCCCAACTAGGTGCGATCCCTGCCAGCACCACCGAACCTAAATCCTGCCCCTCCACCTGCCCACTTAAAGAAGTTTGCTATGCAAAGTTTCACTTTCAAGGTGCAAACTGGAGAAAAGTATCTGAAAAGGGCATGGAATGGGGTGAGTTCTTATCCAAAGTCCGCAGAATTGCCAGAGGTCAAATCTGGCGGCACAATGTATCAGGTGATCTTCCTGCAGACGCGGAGGGTAACATTAACCTCGAAGATCTTCGGGCACTATTGGTGGCAAACCGTGGGCGCAGAGGTTACACCTACACTCACCACCTTTTGAATGATCACAACCTTGCAATCATCAAGGAAGCAAATAGCAATGGGTTCACTATTAGCGCATCTTGTGAATCAGTGGATGTGGCGGATTCTGTTATGACAAAGCACGGAATCCCTGCCGTTGCTGTTATTAACTCCGAAGAATCCCGTCGATTCTTTACAACAACTAACGGTCGCAAAGTTGTAGTTTGCCCTGCTAAGATTCATGACAACGTTACATGTGCAACTTGCGGCATTTGTTCTAATCCCCACCGTACAGTTGTTGTTGCTTTCCCTGCTCACGGTACGGCAAAGAAGAAAACAAATAGCATTGTGACAGTTGGTTAAGATGCACAAGGGGATCGGTAACGGTCCCCGCTCTGCCCTTATACTGTAGAGGTCAACCACACTGACACCATGTTCACCACTATCACCGATCGCAAGGCATTCGGCGCAACCTATCAGTGGGCAGTGCTCAGCACCCTGCCTATGGATTCTGACAAATCCCGCCACGGTCTAAGGGCATCCGAGGTCAATAGTGCCCTAGGTATGCCTAAAGAGGCGCGGACAACGGTCACCCTGCTTCTCAAGAGCATGGCAGCGGATCGCATGGTTGAGCGTTATGAGTACAAGATAGGGCAGCGCCAGTTCATCACTTACAAGCGCCTGATCCCTCTCCGTAAGCGTGAGCGGATCGCCCGATTCTTGGGAGTGTGACAATCCGTTAAGATGCACAACGGGCACCGCAAGGTGCCCTCTTCATCCCTTATAATTTAAGAGTCAACCAAAGGGAGAACCCCAATGACCAACCCCACCACCGTTACGATCGACGTTCCCGCACTGCGGGAGTTCATCCAGGAGAACCCCGGATGCGATTGGGAGGATGCCTGTGACTGGGTTGAGCAGGTTCAGGGCATCACTGTTCCCGACCATCAATGGGGTACCATTGAGGAGGTTTGGGAGGAGGAGTCCAAGAACTGGGAACCGACCGATGATGAGATGATGAGCGCCTTCGGCACCAAGTGGCACGACGGTCTCTAATCCTAGCACACTGGGGGGTTAATTAACACTAACTCCCCCATTCGTTCGTTATCAGCAGTGCCCCCGATTATGCCCCCCCCCGTATATAAAATCAATGGGTCCCAGTAAGCTATAAACGACCCAGATCGACTTCGTTATTTCTCTCTCATAAAAATTTTTTTTGATATATAAAAAATGACACAAGGATCAAGTAATATGCAAAAAAATCCCGAGGAAAATTTTACGACTGTAGAAGTCGATCCAGTGACTGGAGAGTATTATGTTGTGATACCACAATGGATTTGCGATGAGAAGGGGTGGTATGAAGGCACGGAGATTAATATTGAAGTTGAGAATGATTGCATTGTAATCACAAGTATTGACTGAGCATAGATAATACTGTATGATACTGATGTAGTTACTTACAGTTATGGCTAAAGGATTTACTGTTAAAGCAAAGACACCGACGCCTTCTCAGAGCACGCAAGAGTGGGATTATGAGAAAGCAAAAGAAATGGTAAGGGGCAAGGCAATTGTATTTTGTCTTCCTGGTAGAGGTGTTTCATATACTTACTTAAAGAATTTTGTTCAACTTTGTTTTGACTTAGTGCAGGCAGGGGCGAGCATCCAGATTTCGCAAGACTATTCCTCCATGGTTAACTTTGCAAGATGCAAGTGTCTTGGAGCAAACGTTCTGCGAGGACCGGATCAACTTCCCTGGGATGGTAAGTTGGAATATGATTGGCAACTTTGGATTGACTCTGACATTGTGTTCAATACTGAAAAGTTCTGGCAATTAGTTCTTATGGAAAAAGATATTGCAAGTGGATGGTATTGCACAGAAGACGGCAGAACGACCTCAGTGGCGCACTGGATGGAGGAGGATGACTTCCGTAACAATGGTGGAGTAATGAATCACGAAACGCTTGAGAGCATCTCCAAGCGTCGTAAACCGTTCACTGTGGATTATGTTGGATTTGGATGGTTGCTGATTAAGAAAGGAGTCTTCGAGAACGAAGGCATGAAGTATCCTTGGTTTGCACCAAAGATGCAAGTCTTTGAATCTGGAGAGGTTCAGGATATGTGTGGAGAGGATGTAAGTTTCTGTCTCGATGCGATTGCATCAGGATTTGAGATTTGGTGTGATCCTCGTATCAGAGTTGGTCACGAGAAGACTCGTGTGATTTGATGAAAAAGCAGACGAAGTATACAATTCTCCATAAAGGGAATGTTTTATACAAGAACTTGACGGAAGAAGAATACTTTGATATGATGGATGACCTGTCGGTAGAATACTATCAGACAGGTTCTCCAAGACCTCAAGATCTTGAAACAAAAATTTTAGAATTTTAAAAAGGAGCACTAAGTATTATGGCAGTTCGTTCGAAAGTGGGTCTGAACAAAAGCGATTTTATGCCTGGGAAGCCTAAAAAGTCTCGTCAAGGGAACGGAAAGAATACCAAGTATGCGGCGACCTCGCGTAACTCGGCTCGCAAAATGTATCGAGGGCAAGGTAAAGGATGAGTTGTTTAATCACCAATCTCCCATCGCAAGAAGTATGGGTTCGTAAGGAATATCTTACAGATCATCAAAGTGGGTATGGTGAATTTGTCAAGGGCGTCTGGGTATCGGCAAAGTCGATTCCTGGGCGTGCTTTTTATTTTGAGACCTATTTGCCAGAATATGCGGCAATGTATGACAAATTACCCATCAGCGCTTTTTTATCACGCCCAGAAACACCTAATCCTGATATGAATTTACCAAATTTACAGTTTTGGAACTGTATGGATTATGGTGTAGTTAGTATTGACAAAAAATTCATTGGAAGCATGGATTTTGAGTGTTATACACGCGACTTTGGTATTCAGAAGGGTACATATGTCTGCACTATCGACAATTATCACCGTGATCCAGACATGGTAGACTGGGCAACAAGTGAAAATCCTGCCGAACACAAGTCTCATAACCTTATTGAACTGAATAATGGTCAATATGCACTGTATCCAAACAATCGACTACGCATTTTTGACAATAGTTTGACACCTGCAGAACCAAAAATGCCCGATTTTAAGGTTTCGACTCAATATTATCAGGTAGAATGTGGTTATGATCGTCTTGGTATGGGTGATGAAGACGAGTATCACTGGAAAACCGCTCAAGAACGTGAAAATAAATAGTGATAAGGGATAGCAACCCCTATAAAAGTTCTGATTTTTATAAATCAGGAGCAAAAATGGGCAATTCACCTGTAGATAGAGATAAAAATTACATGAGAGAGATGTGGGGAACATCAAATTTGATTACTGATTATTGGTCAATGCCACAATCAACGAATGATCCAGAGGAAAGAGTGCTTTCAGAGGTCATGCACGACACTGCACCACGTCATAATTTAAAAAAACAAAAAGAATTGCACGAAAAAATTCGCAATGATGAAGATTATGATGATTGGGATTACGGAACTGAACCAATATATGGATAATTTTAAAATTAGGTATAAATAAAATCAGAAAACTCTGGTTAAAATGGCAATTCAGAGGGTATCTAGAGCATTTAAAGATATTAGTTTATCATTTGAACCCCATCCTATTACAAATGATTTACCTGTTCTTAAGAATGAGGCAGCGATTCGTAGGTCTGTGCGAAATATTGTTCAAACAATACCCACTGAAAAGTTTTTTAACTCATTATTTGGTTCTGATGTAAGAGGAAGTCTATTTGAATTTGTGGATTTTGGAACCGCATCAGTAATAAGTGATCAAATTATAACCTCCGTTCAAAATTTTGAACCTAGAATTGATAATTTGCAGGTGGAGGTCATTCCATATCCAGATAGAAATGCTTTTGAGGTTACTGTCATTTATGAGATTGTTGGCCAAGAGTTTCCGACACAAGAATATTCGTTCCTTTTAGAGGCAACCAGATAATATGCCTTTTACTAAATTTACAAACCTAGATTTCGACGAAATAAAAGAATCTATCAAGGATTATCTAAGAGCAAATTCCAATTTTACGGGATTTGATTTTGAGGGTTCTAACTTTTCTGTCTTAATTGATACGCTTGCATATAACACTTATATTACAGCATTTAACTCTAATATGATTGTTAATGAGTCGTTCTTAGACTCTGCAACGCTCCGTGAGAACGTTGTATCGCTCGCTAGGAACATTGGGTATGTGCCAAGGTCTAGAGGGGCATCCAAGGCGAATGTGACGTTTACTGTAAATGTAACTGATACTGATACTGGATCGTTTGTTCTTAAGAGAGGTCTTGTTTGCGTTGGGGATACCAATGATTCTTCATATGTTTTCTCAATACCAGATGATATTAGAGTCACAACCACAGAAAATAATACTGTAGATGCTGGAAATAATATTGTTTATAGAAGAACGGCCACTTTTGATAGTGTAGAGATATTACAAGGAACATTTTTGACAAAGCAATTTACTGTTGATGGTTCTCTGGATCAAAAATTTGTATTGAATAACTCTTTTATTGATACGTCTACAATAAGAGTATACGTCAGAAGTGCCAATCAAGTTAGTGGTCTTGGTGCAGAATACAATTTGGTTGATGATATTACTAATATTCATGGGTCATCTCCAATATATCTAATTCAAGAAGTTCAGGATGAAAAATATGAGTTACTTTTTGGTGATGGATATTTTGGCAAAAAGTTAGAAAACGGTGATGTCATCACTGTAAACTACATTGTAACTGATGGTATAGATGGTAATGGAGTTTCTAATTTTTCATTCTCAGGAAGAATCGTAAATGGTGAAGAGACCTCTACTTTGACTCCAGATCCATTTACCGTCACTACAGTAAATGCCTCAAGGAATGGATCTAATATTGAGTCATTAGAATCCATAAAATATTATGCACCCAAAATATATTCATCTCAAAGTAGAGCGGTAACGGCATCTGATTACGAAGCCATAATCAAAAAAATATATCCAGATACTCAATCAGTTTCTATTGTTGGAGGAGAAGAATTAGATCCACCAGAATATGGAACAGTTCAGATTTCCATCAAACCAAAAAATGGAGATCTTATTTCCGATTTCAATAAAACAAAAATACTTTCAGAAATTAAAAAATATTCAATTGCAGGAATAAACCAAAAAATAGTTGATTTGAAAATTCTTTATGTTGAACTTGATACCTCGGTATATTTTGATTCAAACAAAGTCACTTCATCAAGTGAATTGAAATCTCAAGTTACATCAGCATTAACTCACTATTCAAATAGCTTAGACCTTAATAAGTTTGGTGGAAGATTTAGATATAGTAAGGTTCTTAGTGTAATTGATTCAACTAATAAGGCAATCACTTCAAATATTACCAAGGTAAAAATTAGAAGAAACATTCAGGTTCTCCCAAATCAATTCACACAATATGAATTATGTTTTGGTAATCAATTTCATGTTAACAAAGAAGGATTCAATATAAAGTCAACTGGATTTACAGTTGCAGGAAACTCTTCTTTAGTATACATAACGGATATTCCAAATAGTGACTTAAAATCTGGAGTGATAAGCGTTGTAAAAAAGGGTAGTGAAGGAACAATAAGTGTTGTTGCAAAATCCGCAGGAACAGTTGATTATGTTACGGGAGAAGTAAATCTTTCAACAATAAATATAACTTCAACAGAAAAGTCAGGGAACATTATTGAAATACAAGCATTCCCAGAATCGAATGATGTAGTAGGTCTAAAAGACCTTTATTTGCAATTGGATATTTCAAAAACTAAAATAAATATGTTAGAAGATGTAATTGCATCAGGCGAAGAAAAATCTGGAGTTGTTTTCTCTAGAAATTCCTATACATCAAGTTATTCAAACGGCAGTTTAAACAGACAGTAATATGATACAGACTGGATTTGAATCAAGAATTAAGGTTCAAGATATTGTTCAAAATCAATTACCAAGTTTTATTTTGGATGAAAATCCAAAGACAGAGGATTTTTTAAGGCAATATTATATTTCTCAAGAGTATCAAGGTGGCCCAATAGACATTGCAGAGAATTTAGATCAATATTTAAAGTTAGATAATTTAAAACCAGAAGTTATTGTAGACAATACTTTATTAGAATCATCAATATCTGAAAGTGACACTACAATTAGTGCTTCAAGCACTAAGGGATTTCCAGAGTCGTATGGATTATTAAAGATAGATGATGAAATTATTACTTATACCGGAATAACTACAAATTCTTTTGTTGGATGTATTCGTGGGTTTAGTGGAATAACGACATATCATCAAGATCTCAATCAAAATGAATTAGTATTTTCCAAATCATCCGCGACTTCGCATACCAGTAATTCTTCAATCAAAAATTTAAGTTCATTATTTTTAAAAGAATTCTATAAGAAATTTAAATATTCTTTTGCTTCTGGATTTGAAGACAAAAAAATATATGAAGATGTAAATGCGGGAAACTTCTTAAAGGAGATTAAATCCCTGTATTCAACAAAGGGAACAGATGAATCCTTTAAAATTCTTTTCAAGGCTTTATTTGGGCAAACGCCAGAAATTATAAATTTAGAAAAATATCTTTTGAAACCATCTGATGCAGAATTTTTGAGACGAGAAGTCTTAGTTGTAGAGGCAATTTCTGGTAATCCACTCAATCTTTTAGGTCAATCAATATTTAAATCTACAGATAAAACCACACAGGCATCAGTTTCATCCGTAGAAAATTTTACAAGAAGAGGAAAGACATACTATAAGTTGTCTCTCTTTGTTGGTTACGGTGACAAATCAAATATTCAAGGATTATTTGATATTACACAGAGTACGAAGTGCTTAGAAGAAACTTTAGCAGGATCCACAGTTTTATCAGTAGATTCTACTATTGGATTCCCACAGAGTGGAACTATATTCTCTGGAAATAATATTATTTCATATTCTAATAAGAGTGTTAATCAGTTTTTGGGTTGTTCTGGAATTGAAAGCACTATTTCTGCAACAGATAATGTAAGATCTAATGAAACTTATTATGGTTATGAAAATGGAGATACCTCTAAAAAAGTTGAATTTAGAACAACTGGCGTTTTATCAAAATTTGTTCCAAAATCGAAATCAATCTTTGCCGAAGAGGGGCAAATTCTATCAATAAAAAGTCTTGGTGAACGTGTAATTAACAGAGAAACTAATAATAATTATAAAGAAACTTTTGCAAATAGTTGGATTTATAATACATCATCTACGGTTGAAATAGATTCTTTTACTAATGGTGGTGTTATTTTAAAGTCTGTGGTAGATAAATCTCAATTTAAAGTTGGTGATAAAGTAGAAATTATAGATTCATATAGTGGAGAAATTAAATATCCAACTCAATCTGATGACATTCCATATATTTCTTCTTTTGATAGAAGTTCTTTATTACTGTCTTTGAATAATTTTAGCAATTTTATTTCAGAATCTTCAGGAGTTTATTCCATTCGAAGAAAAATAAACAAAGCATCAAGTAATTTGGTTTCCATCGAATATGGAAATAATAAAATTATCTCAGATGTTCAAAATGTTTATTTTGATGAAGATAATTTTGCATATGTAGCATCCAATTCTTTACCATCATCAAAGGATTTTGAAAATATTTCATATACCTATAATCTAAGTGCATTTTTAAATAGTTCTTCTATCAATCAAAATAGTGGTCAATTGTCTGATGTTGATGAAGAATACAGTCTAACTTCAGAAACTAAAGTATATACTTCTATACAATTTGATCAAAAGGTAAACTTTGTAACTGGAGATAGTATTTACTATGAACCAGAAAATAGTTCTATCGCTGGATTAACAACAGGAACATATTATGTTGAAGTTGTAAAAACTTCCGATCCATCCACAAATAAAAGAAAGATAAAGTTGTATGGATCTAGATCATTTATTGGTGATAATGCAAATTCGATAAGACTTTCTTTCCCCAATGGAATAGATGGAAATCATAATTTTACATTATCTTCACAAAAATCAAAATCCATATTGCCAAACAAAAAATTTAAAAAATTTAAATTAGAGCAAAATTTAAATGATGGAACTAAAGAAAAAACAATTCCTGGAAGCATTGGTATGCTTATCAATGGAGTTGAAATTGATAATTGGAAAGTTAATGATAGAGTTTATTATGGTAATTTAGTTAGAGTTGAGATTTTAAATGGTGGCGATGAATTTGATGTTATAAACCCACCAAAGTTAGAGGTTTCCTCTGGAGCAGGAACTACTGCTCTAGTTCAACCAGTTGTTAAGGGATCGGTAAAGGAGATACTAATTGATGAGAAAGATTTAATTGTAGAAAAAGTCTTATCAATCAATGTTTCTGGTGGAAATGGAACTGGTGGAATTTTTAAACCAATATTGTCTAAGAAAAGAATTGAAGTATTATTTGATGCTAGAACCACAACTAATGGGGGCGGAATTAGCACAACAACATCACAACTCACATTTTTAACCAATCACAATTTTGTTAATGGTCAAGAAATTATATACAGAAATTCTGGTCAAACATCAATTCTAATAGGTGCTGGAACATCTTCTTTGATTGATAATAAATCATACTATGTTAGAGTTGATAATAATACAACTGTAAAATTATATGAGAATTTAGATGATTATAATTCAAATAATTTTATAACTTTTGAACCAACTTGGGGAGAGGGTGGAATTCAAAAGTTTGTTTTTAATGAAATTAATAACATTTTAAGCGATATTCAGATTATTGATGGTGGAGAATTTACTAATAGAAAATTGATCGTAAAATCTTCCGGCATATCAACTACAAGAAATACAATTAATTTTGAAAATCATGGATTTTCTACTGGCGAACTCATTGAGTATTCTTCAGATTACCCAATTTCAGGAATTCAAACGACCAATCAATATTATGTTGTAAAGGAAACTGATAATTCATTCAAATTATGTGATGCTGGTATTGGTGGAACAAATACAACTAATTTTAATTCTAGAGTTTTTTCAGTATTCTCTTCTCAAGGAACTGGATATCAAACTTTCAAATATCCAGATATAACAGCAAATATAGAATATACTACGGTAGGAATTGCAACTACAACTCAATCTAGATCCATTATACTAACTCCCGTTGTAACAGGTAAAATTGATTATCTATATCTTTATGAAAAGGGAACCAAATATGGATCAACAGTTTTAAATTTACATAAAAATCCCGATGTATTGGTCAAAGTTGGAAGAGATGCTCAAGTATCTCCAATTATTCAAAATGGTTTTCT